TAAGTCATGCTGGCTTTGATATCTGGAGTGGGATTCGACCATTGTGATTAGAAGTCGCACGTGCGAATTATTTTAAATTAATTAAAGAATAGTTATTCTTTAATTATAATGGAATCAGTTATTGAGAAATATAATATTAGAAAATGTCAAAATTTCTTTAACCTTAATGATATTGTTAATAACTTAATTGAATCAAAAAGTCCTACAACCTATATGAATAAAATACAAGATAAGAAAAAAATCAAATTAAATTACTATATTACAGAAACACAATTTATTACTTTACTCAGTAAAAGTAAAAAAAAAATATGCAAAGAAGCACTTGAAACTATCAATCATATAACATCAGATAATGAAACACAACTTGTTATACCAGATAATAAAACACAACTTGTTGTACCAGATAATCAATTGTCATTTGAAGGAACTAATTTTTTTTACTTCAAAGATGATAATAATGAAATCTGGTTCAAAGGACGAGATGTTGCTAAGATACTTGGATATAAGGATACAAAAGATGCAATACAACAGCATATTGATAAAGAAGATAAAATACCTTATAAGGATTTAGTAGCGGTGCCCAATACCCCCCAAAAAGGTATAACTAATACTGAGGGTTCGAATTTGAATATAAAGCCAAATACCATATTTATTAATGAATCAGGATTATATAGCATCATGATATCAAGTAAATTACCAAAAGCAAAAGAATTCAAAAGATGGATTACTAAAGAAGTATTACCAAAAATTAGAAAAACAGGAAATTATTCTTTAATAGATGAACCAGATGTTAAATTATTACCTGATCTTAATGAATTTGAAAATAAGAATTGTTTTTATTTATTGAATATAAAAGACAATCTGTATAAATTTGGTATATCACAAAATATTAAAGATAGAATAAGCTCTCATAAGAGAGAACATAAATTTAAAAATTTAGTTAAAATATGGAATATGGACAGTTTTGAATTTGTAAAAAAATTAGAAAAGAAAGTGAAAGATATTATTAAACAATGGAATATTCAATATAATGAAGAAAATCAATTAGAATGGTTTCAAACAAACGAAATGTGTACTCTCGATAATATTATAAATAAAATTAATGAATACATTGAAACAATTGTACATGAAAATAAAAATGATAATAATCAATTAGAAATTCAAAAAGAAATAACTAAACAGAAAGAAATAGAAAATAAAACAAAAGAAATTGAATTGATATCTAATTTATTATCATCATATAAAGGACCACTATTAGATAATATTCTAAGTTATTATTTTAAAATAAATAATAATCAGTTAACTGACTCTGTAAAAAATAATTTAATTGATACTGATTCAGATAATGAAGAAATAAATAGTCATTATAATGCAAATGAAACAGAAGAAAGTGAAGTAGAAAATGAATTAGAAGATGATAGTAATAAATGTATTGATTGTGATGTTCAAATAATGAAAGAATCTACTAGATGTAATAAATGTAGTGGAAAATTAAGATTTATGAATTCTTCTAAAGATAGACCATCGTATGAACAATTAAAAGAGGATTTAAAAAAATCTAATTATACAAAAGTGGGAGAAAAATACAAAGTTTCAGACAATACTATTCGTAAATGGATTAAGAAATATGAGAAATATGATAATATATAATCCAATTAAATTTATAAATAATTGTTTGATTTAAACAAATAAGAAATATATAACTAAAAATTTATTTATATATTAAATGTTTTACCTTCATTTGGAATTGAACCAAATTTGATACCATAAAAGGTGTTGACAGTAGTGGGATTCGAACCCACGCTCTTTCGAACTGCAGCTTAAGTGCAGCGCCTTAGACCACTCGGCCATACTGCCTTTGTTACATAATAGTAACACCCAATGCAGGACTCGAACCTGCAACCTTTCGATTAGAAGTCGAACGCGCTATCCATTGCGCCAATTGGGCATACAAACTAGAGTTATGGTCTTTCCCATAAGTCAAATAAAATTAATTATTTAGGAATATATTTATAAAATTAAATATGCTGTATCTAGTTTAAAGGGGCAGATTTCAAAATAAAGTTTTTTGAATAAAAATTTTTTATTAATTTATGCTGTAAGAAATCTAAAATATGACAGCAGTGGGATTCGAACCCACGCTCTTTCGAACTGCAGCTTAAGTGCAGCGCCTTAGACCACTCGGCCATGCTGTCTTTGCAAGTTACTATAAAAAACGCGAAAATGTTTGTTTTTTTTATGCTGTAAATAACTTAAAAACGCTCCGTATAGGGATCGAACCTATGACCTAACGATTAACAGTCGTTCGCTCTAACCAACTGAGCTAACAGAGCTTGCTGACTACAAATTAATTTTTTAATTAAAAAAATTGCTGTACGTAGTCAAAATACACCCGATGTGGGGCTCGAACCCACGGCCACTAGATTAAAAGTCTAGCGCTCTACCTACTGAGCTAACCGGGCTTGCAAATTACCTTAAATTAATAATTTAAATAAAATTATGCTGTAGGTAATTTAAATATGCTCAATGTGGGGCTCGAACCCACGGCCTCTGCGTTATAAGCACAGCGCTCTAACCAACTGAGCTAATCGAGCATTTTAATATATTAAAGAAAAGATCTTAAGATGAAATAATTTCAATTTTTTTTACTATTATAAACAATATTTAAATTATTCTTCTACTTCTAAAACTATATATTCGCTTATATTTAAATAGTTTTATAATATAATCTTTATATTAAAATTAAACATATTGGATTGCCATTACTTTCATTTTCTTCTAATAATATATATATTATAATATTTAAATAGTTTAAAATAAATCGCTTTTAAAGCTTATTTTCTTTTCTATATATTAAAGGTTATAAAATATTCTCTGAATTTCAACAATTAGATCCTTGGTTCTCTATAACTATTAAGAAATATTTTATTCTCGCATCCTTTTTATAAGGATAAATGGTAACTTTATCAATGATAAAGCCTCTAAAATAATCAAAATCATAATTATATGGAACTTTAAATATAAAATATTTCGCATTTTGTCTATTATTCAAATAAAAATCTAAAATCTCTATATCACCCAAATATAACTTTAATTTCTCAAACTCCTTATAATTACGACCACCCCATGGCGCATCGATATAGATTAAATCTTGTTCAATGTCTTTGATTACAACATTTGTATCACCATTATATGCTTTCATATTTTTTTTACTATTTAAAACATTTATATTATTTTTTAGAGCCTCGTAATTTATATTTAAATATTCTATCGCATTTACACTTTTGAATATTTCTGCTATATGTATCGAGTCTGTACCTATATTTGCTGTCCCATCTGTTATTGTTATATTTAAATCATTATTTGTTGTTTTCAAAATTACATCTATTAACTTTAATGATCCTTTAATTTTAGAACTACTATATATACTATCAGATGTAAACATTAATTTTTTATATGTTTCATTACTTATATTATTAAATATTGTCTTAGCAAAATTATAAGAAACATTGATAATTTTATTATCTTCAATTATTGTCTCCATTAAATTAAAATATAATTTTATATTTAAATATAACCTCACTCAATAATTACATAATTTAAAGATAATCTATTTCTCACAAATGCTAAAATATCACTATAACTATTACCATCATTATCAATATATTTATTATATTCTATATTATCAGTTATTAATTTACATTTAAAACTATTCTTACCTATTTCATACACTTGAACATTATATTTTATATCTGATAATATATTATCAACTATTTCAACATATACTTGAGGAACAAAATCTAAATTTTCCTCATAAATTATTTCTATTACTATATTACCATTTACTGACATCCAATTATTACTATTTTTTGAGATTATCTTAGAGGTTTTATTATTATTAAATGGCAGATATTGTGCTTGAGAAAGTTTAATTTCTCTCTCTAATCTACCTATTTCATTTTCTAAAATATTTATTCTATTCTTCATATTTTCATTGTCAATCATAAATGATATAATTGACATACTAGAAGGATGATCTTCATCAAACTTCTCAATTAAATTTATTTTATTAAAATTACCATTTGCTGAATAAAAAGTATTCATATAATATATAAATATTTTTTACTTATTATTATTATTATTTAATAATAAATTTATAAAAGCTACATAATTTAAAGTTAAATGTTCTGCACTTACACTTATTAACTTATTACTATCTAATTGCTCTGACCAATTTGAATTTACTCCAATATCATATAAAAATTTAATATAATCATTTACTAACGATCCCATATCATCATAATCTTCATATAAACTTAAAATCATATTAATATGCATCTCATCCTTTAGACGCTTATAAAAAATTACTAAATAAATTGTACATAATAACCAAACATTATTTCCAAAATATTTATCATTTGGATATCGCCCTATCAAATATAACTTACTATCTTTATTAATTTTTATATTATCTCTATAATATTTCACAATTTCTGACACATAACTTACTAAACACATATCTATATTTATATTACAAACATCCAATGCAATCAATATTGAACTATCTAAATTATCTTTATAATTATTCACTAATGGATTTAAATGAGGAATTACATAAAAATTATTAAAATATAAAATATATTCATTTATATAATTATAATATTCTTGATATTTACTTACTGCATTATCATCTTTCATTAATGATGCTATATTTATTCCAACCTCTAATGCATTCCTCTCGAATAATTTTGTTGTTAAATGATGATCATTAATTTCCTCCCAAAAATCATAACTCTTATTAAAAGCATTCTTACAAATATATTCTAAATCACTTTTAATTATACTTGTATTTTTACTAAATTTATTATATAATAAATCAGTCATATCCGTATTATCTTTTTTAAAATTATATAAAAAAAAATTATCTAAAGCTAAAACTCTTAAGGCTGGACCATCATTTAATGGATATTTATTATTCGTTTTTGTACCATTAACCTTATACTTTACCTCACCGCGACATAAACCTAAATCCAATATCCCACTTTCAAATTTAATATATTCCATAAATCTAGTAAAATATGTTATATCATCTATTTCATTATTTATATATAACTTTTCAACCGCTAACATACTTAATGCTGCATCTTTCGTCCAATGATAATAATAATTTGGACTTTCAATTGATGGTGATGAAATACAACATCCATTACCTACCTTATTCAAATTATTAAGAAATAATAGTATTATATCATTTAGCATTACTAAATATATTTTATTAATTTAATTATGGTTATATATAAATATTTACCTTCCTCAATTACTTAACATATTTGATATTTATTATGAAAAAGATCCAAACAAAAAAACATCATGTGGATTTAACGGACATAAAATATTAATATAGTCTTTATTGAATCATCCATGATTATTGTAATAAAATTCTTAAACATTTATATAATTTTTAATTTTATAAAATTATATTTATATATATAAATGACTGAAACATATAAAATACATTATCAATTAGGCGGTGCTAGAAATTTAGCACCATTAGATCCTGGTATTGATAATAAAAATAGAAAAGATTATAATATTTTAAATTCTACATTGCAAAAATATGTGAAAAGTATAGATGATTTTTTTATGGCTAATCCTGATAAAAAAAATGATTACCTTCAACAAACGGAGGAGGTAGAATTTAAAAAAAAAACGCCTAAAGTAAAAGTAAAAGCAAATTATGAAGATATTAAAAAAAATTCTACAGTTCAAAATTTTCTAAATCCTCCTACTGGAAAAAAATTTTCTAATACTGAAAAAAATATAATCTTTAATATTATCAAAAATATTTTTGATATAAATCAAAAATATTTAGAAAAAAATCCAGCACCAGCACAGAAAATTTTAAATAAAATTAATATTCACCATGAGGATCATGATCCACTATTTCATGCTATTTTAAATAACTTTGATAAAATGTTAAATCAATGCTTAGCATATCGTACATATAGATTAATGAATCCCACTTTATTTAGTTTTTTTGAAACAAATGGTTTTAAAGTAGATCCAAATCATATTTCAATGATAAAATCTGGTGTTCCTAAAGATTTTAAAGAAGATGAATTAGAATATTTAGTAAAAATGGCAGGATTCGTTCAAACATCACCACAAATGTATACAAGAATGGTATAAATTTAAGTAAGTTTATTATTTTTATATTAAGATGATAAATGATACGTAATTTGGTCAGAAAATATTCAAATATTCCAAAATTTAATTATGAAATTACAGATATTAAAAATCAATGTTATAAAATATTAAAGGAAGAATGTACTCATACACCTGGTAGAGTTAAAATAATTAATTCTATTATTAATAAACCTGAAATATATATTCAAGATTATAGAAAATTTGATAAAGATATGTCTACATATTTAGAATATCTCTATATTATAAATAGCAAATGTAGTTAATTTAATAAATTTAATTAAATTATTAAATTATTCAGTTTTTGAAGTATATACTATCAAATCTACTAATCTATTACTATAACCCCATTCATTATCATACCATGAAATTAATTTTACAAAATTATCATTTAATGCAATTCCTGCTTTTATATCAAAAATACTACTTCTTGAATCTCCTTCAAAATCTTTACTTACTAAATCTTCATCTGTCCAACCTAAAATTCCGTTCATTTCATTATCTGATGCTAATTTAATTTGATCAACTATTTCATCATATGTTGCACTTTTTCTTAATTTAACAGTCAAGTCTACAACTGACACATCGATTGTTGGTACTCTAAATGCCATACCTGTTAATTTTCCTTCTAACTCTGGTATTACTTTACCTACTGCTTTTGCTGCACCAGTTGATGATGGAATAATATTAGTACTTGCACTTCGTCCACCTCTCCAATCTTTAGCTGATGGACCATCAACTGTTCGTTGAGTTGCTGTAGTTGCATGTACGGTTGTCATTAAACCTTCTTCAATAATAAATTTATCATGAATTACTTTTGCTAATGGGGCTAAACAATTTGTTGTACATGATGCATTAGAAAATACACTTTCTCCATTATAACTTTCATTATTTACACCCATTACAAACATAGGAGCATCTTTAGATGGAGCCGAAATTACTACTCTTTGAGCACCACCTTCTAAATGTTTACTTGCTCCCTCGATTGTTGTGAACATACCAGTTGATTCAACAACATAATCTGCACTATAAGTATCCCATTGTAAGTTTTCTGGATTTCTATCTGCTAATCTATATATTTTACGTCCATTTACTAATAGATTACCCTCGTCATATCCAATTTCATAATTACATATTCCATGTACACTATCATACTTTAATTGATAACCCATATAATCAATTTCAGAAAATGGATCATTAATTGCGACTACTTTAATATCTTCTCCATTTAATCTTCTATCTTCTATACATCTAAAAACTAAACGTCCAATTCTACCAAAACCGTTAATTCCTACCTTAACCATATAAATAAATTTCTATAATAAAATATTTATGGATAA